TGGCGAGGAATACGAAGAGACGGAGTGCGCGTTCTGGGAGGGGTGGCTGCTACGGGCATTGGGGACTGCTGCGCGACTTCCAATTCTACACACAACTCCTTGATGGTCTTCTTTTTTCCTCCATCCTTGGTGATGGCGATCCCGTAATCCTCTGCAGCAGCCACAACATCCTTCCTGAGGTTATTTTCACATTGTTTTTTCTTTAGTCGCGCGACACCGAAGGGAAGTCTTGGAGATCGTCCCGGACTGCGGCCTCTGCTCGGAGGTCTAGGACTCCTGGGTCTTGGGATCGGCGATGGTGTCCTGCTTCTCGGGGGAGATCCACCGCGTGAGGGAGGGCGACCTCCTCTTGTTCCGAGGGGCACATTGTCGTGCAGAAACTGAACGAGGTCCGCCTTCTTAAGTTTGGACCAGTTTTTGAGGTTATTGGCACGCGCAATATCCTTCAATTGGGGTACTGTCATAAAAACAAAATCCATTTTGATTTGCAGTGATTATTTTTATAGCCTGGTTTTCATGTCGCCGGGGAGCCAGTAACAGATCTTCTAACCGCCATAAACTTTTATCCTCCCTATAAAAACAGAATGGAAGACTACCTTCACTCTAGAACCCCCTTATTCATTCGGGAGAATTTTGAGGAAAGAGATATGCTCTCACAGTACCTCGAAAACCAAGCCCCTGCCGTCCTTCAGGAGTCTAACGGGTTGAGTGCTATGGCAGGCGGCGTCCATGGCGTTGTAGTGCCCGCGCAGCGGGGCCTGGTAGAGTCCTTCTCCGAGGACATCATCATCCCGCCACTCAACACAGACATCAGGTTCAGTGCGCATCTACCTTTGCACGAGCCCACACAGGACGAAGCAGAGGGGCACTCCCACACACATCCTTACGCCATTGTGAAAGAAAGTTTTAAAGAGATAGGCATGGTAGACCAGGAAGGCAAGTATCTCATCATTCCGCCACTCAACACAGACATCAGGTTCTCAAAAGAACTTCCTTTGCTAGATCCTCAGGCAGCAGGTATGTATGGCAATTATGATCCACTACAGCACGAGCACCCTGGCAAGAAGCATCCCCACGAACTGCACACTCATGAACATGTACACGAGAACTTCTCATGGGCCATTCCAACCCAACACGACAGCCCGCTTGATCTGGTTAAAAAAAGTCTAATCCATAAAGTTAGCACCCAGCATGCCTGCGGTTCGTGCTGGGCTGTCTCGTTCGCCGACACCATGAGCGACTGCTTCGTCGTGTCTGGCGCGGTCGGGTGGTCACCCAACATCAGCGCAACCTACCTCATGTCCTGTATACCATCCGGTAACCTCCACAACATGTGCTTCGGAGGCAACCCCGCCGCCATCGCCCCATACCTTGAGCGCGAGGGAGTTGCAGATACATCATGCGTGGACTACTCTTGGTGTTCTGGGGACAGCGAGCTGTGCAAGAGCGTCTCGTCAGCGCGGCACTTTGACGCAAAGACGCTGGCCAGCAAACTGAACGACAACATCCCCAAGCCCTGCGGCTGCTACTACAAAGGAGCCAAGAAGTACCTTTATAAAATCGACTCTGGCAGCGACGTCTTTTTCATTAACAGTAAGGCGCCCATCGACGTCTTTAGGAACACGGTCAAGAGCCACATCCTAGACTTTGGCCCTGTGATTGGCGGCTACGTGGTCCTGAAAAACTTCTTTACGGGCAACTTCACAGACCCCAATTTCAACGGCGGTGTCTATCTCGACCGCGCTGATTACAATGGATACAAGGGGGGCAACCTGAGGTTCAGCGATAGGATGACGAGTGAAGTGGCCGGTCTCCACGCAATCAGTATTGTTGGGTGGGGTGTTGCCAAGAACATCCAATATGATAATGATAAGGTAGGAGACGTGCCGTACTGGCACTGTCGCAACTCGTGGGGGGAGAAATGGGGAAATGAGGGAGGCTACTTCAAGATCGCCATGTATCCGTTCAACAAGATTGCCCAGTTTGATAAGCAGGTCATGACCGAGATTGGTGGCCCTGTCGGTTCCATGATCCTCATTCGCGCTACTGAGCGACCCAAGATAGTAGAGATGGACCAAATAGCACAGATGTACAGACAAAATATCAACAAACAACTCTCCGACGCATACTACATGGCCGGTCCTCAGAAGGTGCGCGAGATCAACAGACGCAACATCTTGGATATCGACGTAGAGGGAGGCGGAGACGTTGACCCTGGCGATATCCAACTGGCTAGAGGAGGGGGTCTGAGCCACACGTTTCTCATAGTCATAGTCGTCATCATCGTGATGGGCGCATTCTGGTGGATGTCCAGACGGCGTTAACCCTTGTAACCGAGAACAGGTTAGAGAACATTCGGGTATGTCATCTATCTTCTATCAGATCTTTTCCCGCAATCTAAAAACATGGGAGAACATGTAGTAGGACGCTTAGTCCAGACAAGTCAAAAACACCAGTATCAACCAGGCGACTGCAGATGTTTTCACTGCTCCGCATTCAGCGCGCGCGTCCCCTGTCACACGACGAACAACATCAGGGACTGGCAGATCGGCACCGACTCCTGCTGCGGCGGCTTCTGCATGTCCCAGCCCCGATGCGCACACCCCGACAGAGACGAGTGTGAAATAGGCCGCAGCTCCAAAGGCCAAGACCCACTCATCTACTATGGGTGGGACAAACAAGCACCCAACCTCAAGTGTATTTATAACCTCGATAAGATCGACACCCGCGCTCAGGTGCTCGCGTATAAGGACAAGTTTGGAGAGAATAACGACATTGAGGCCAAGTACTGCACTCAGAAGGTCAACGCGTGCCCAAAGGGAATGAAAGAGTGTAGTCGTCTCAAATCCATTGGTGAGGGTGACAATGAGTGCAGGATGTGGTTTGAGCGCCAGCCAGCCCACGTCCAAGACGCCACAATGCAGAACTACTGCCTACGTCATAACACAGAAGACTGCAAGTGCATCAACAGGGCCAACAACAGCGCGTATCAGGTCATGAAGGGGACTCATTTAATTAACGATGGGTGCTGGTACACGGCATGCGCCAACAGGTCGGGCAAGTACCTAGTCCCGACACAGCTCGTCAACCCCAACTGTCCAGACAAGATGTGTCAAGTCCTCTTTGATATAATTAAGACCGGTGACGTCTCAATCGATCACGTTCAAAACGACATCATGTGTAAGTTCGATAGGAACCCCTCTGAACCGTCCAAGCCCGTACCGCCGAAGCCGAAGCCGAAGCCGCCGACGGGTGATCCCAACGGTGCTCCTCCGGCGTCTAAGCCTGACACTTTCCTTGACTTTGCAAAACGATACAGGTATCTCTTTGCTATCATACTCCTGGTGGTGCTTCTAGTGGTAGTGACTCGGTTCTGATGTCCTTCGATGCTTGTTAGGACTCTGAAATATTTTCCTGGGTCTACAAAATGTACTACAAGGACAATCCATACGGGCAGGCTTCATACCCCCAGCAGGCAGGTGCTTATTACGAAGGCGCCCAGCACTCACAAAATGTTCGCGCCCCTCTTCTTCCTCACGGGTACGACGGCGGCGATATGATGTACGGTAACGTCATGGATACCATCAAGGGCTACTTCAGCAACACGTGGGCGATCGTCATCGTCGTGGTCATCGTCGTGATCATCATCGCTTGGCTCATGAGTGGTAAGAAGGAAGGCTATTACCACCAATACTGAAAAGAAAACTTGAATGATAGCATTCATTACTCTCCAGGTGTGAGAGATGTTTCATTACTCTTCAGTAATGAAATCTATGTATATGTAATCACCTCATGAACGAGAGGTTTTCATTACTCCCAGGAGTAATGAAATTTTGCGCTTCGATGCCGCCTTGTTCGTCAGATCTACAGTGATGTCGCAGTTTGTCCTATCGATCTGTCACGCGATTAGATGTATTGTTGTAAAAATTGTTTCAAGGCCGCAAACGACCTGTCATTGCCCCTGTATGGGACGCGCTTGTTTCCATTGACGTAGAGGATGTAGCTCGGGACGGTCTGTAGGTTGGGGTAGATGTTGTCGAGGACTCCTGAGGCCTGGATGTCCCTTTCGCTCTGTTTGTCTCCGTCCAATTGGATGGTCATGCACGTCACAGCGCCGTCGTTGCCGAGTCTTTGAAAGTCGGGCTTGGAGGCCGTGCACCCACCACAGTAACTGCCCTGGATCATCACAAAGACGGGCTTGCCTCCGAGTTGCCCGATCAGATCGCCCGAGTCTGAAAAATCGGTTCGCTCGAGATACCCAATAGGATATTTCAAATCAGCCATTTTGTGATAACAAAGAAAAGTTTTGCTGGGTTAACGGCTTCTGCTCCGTGATCTACGGCTCCGTGATTTAGCGTTAGCGCACTCTTGAACCAATTGTTTGAAGATTTTACGTTCGGGAGAGATGTTACGACCCGTGCGCGGGTTGACACTTGGGTTATAGCCAAACTCGGCGCATATACGGCTTTTTGATCGGCTTTTCGATCGGCTTTTCGATCGGCTTTTCGATCGGCTTTTCGATCGGCTCCGAGCGCCGCACTCTTGAACCAATTGTTTGTAGATTTTACGGTTGGGAGAGATTTTACGACCCGTGCGCGGGTTGACAAGTGGGTTATAGTCAAACTCGACGCATACATTGCTCCGAGCGCCGCACTCTTGAACCAATTGTTTGTAGATTTTACGGTTGGGAGAGATTTTACGACCCGTGCGCGGGTTGACAAGTGGGTAATAGTCAAACTCGGCGCATATATTGCTTTTTGATCGGCTCCGTGATCTGTTCATTTTTTATACACCCACATTTTTTTTTGTTTTTCCCAAATCCGTAAAGATGAATAGACGCAATCAAACCGAACCGTGGACGTATACTCGTGTATGAACTGTAGGTTACGGATGTCAAGGCGGTATACGCCTTTTTGGGCGCTTTCAACCCAAACCACCCCTCTCACTCACCTTTCCTCTTCTTATTAAGTAGATCTTTGGTCTCCTTCTCCATGGTTCTGATGTCTTCCATATTCAGACCCTTCCACCGATCCTGAGAACAGACCAACTTACGATGAAACACATTAAATATCCTGTTCAGGTTATCCATCACAAGAGAGTTGATGGTCTCTTTGAATACTTCGTTAGCTGCACGGATCTTGACAAATAACAACTTGTATACAACCATTGACAGCCCGGGAACGAGCGACCCTTGCCATCCGTCTACCAGCCCCAGCGCCTTCTTTGGGTCTTCATCATCATTGACAAGGGCTGCCGGCAGCGAGTCCGCCACGATGTCGATGTCCACTACAGCCCGCTTGTCTAAGAGTCCCTGAGGAAGTCTAAACACGTTGTCCTTGTTTACGACATCATCCCCCTTCATGCACACCGTGTCTATTATGAACTCGCCGTTGATGACAGAGTCGGCCTCAGATTCAGCAGTCACAGTAGTCCTGAAGGTAGGAAATTTATTGAATGAAGACTCCCTCAGAACTAATTGGTTGCCCACTACAGACGCGATAGAGTCTGGAACGTAGTAACGCTTCGACGTGCGTTGGACCTTGCCCACTTCTTTCCTAGCCCCTGGTTTCTGATGAGGGAGGCATGCAGGATCGCAAGGGGTGTTCTCCAGGACCTCAACACCGTCGCCCAGCTTCGTGTACTGTTTTGATACGTCCATGGTGGTATAGAGGTGAGCTATCTGATATTGATCAATTGAGATGGGTAGCTTTATACGATACTCTGTAAGTAACATGTCTTTTATTTACAAGAGAAAATGCCATTCGTTAGAATCAGAGTGTTTACATGAAGTTGCAGCCCTATGAATTTCTTGTGGATAGATAAAATGGCAGACAATGTAATGGCCTTAGTGAAAAAGAA